ACAACTCCCTGAAACTACAGGGTGGACGTTACGAGTTCGACATGTCGTCGTGTCTCCAAATTTGGACTTTGGTATTGTTGACCAAGGGGTGTATGCTGACGTTCTTGTCGCGTTGTTGGCGGGCGTTGTTCAGCTTTCGGAAAGCAGTCATAGAGCAGAACATGTGAAGTTTCATTTGCGGAGCCCTCATGATATGGCATTTTTCCACGCCCTAGGGAGTTCTCTTGACAAACAGAGTGTTTTTTCGTCAGTGCAAAAGCACGGTGCGTGGTTGTCTATAACCAAACGTTGATATGCTAGCGATTTTAATATGTTAGCCAGAGGGAGTACGTGATTGTGAAGACATTTTCCGAGTCGGAAGTGAGGATCGCATTTGACATTGCGGTTCACTATGCGATTTCGGTTGTCGGAATCGCTGGACTGCGAGGGATGTCGATGTTCCCTTCTAGCGAGCGAGCATGTGCGGCAAGGAAGCAAGCTGCATAGCTCTTGCTCAATCCCCCAATCTTGTGAAAGCCCGCCTATTCGGCGGGCTTTTTTTGTGCCCAAATTTTGAACTCAGCGACTGAATGCCAGTTGAGTTTCCTACATTGGCCGACCGGTAACGCAATGTTGATTGCAGGCGTAACCAGGCCCATCCATCAAATTGGAGAAAGCCATGAAATTTGAGTGGTTCGGGCGCAAATCGCGTCCTGTGCAGACGCGCGCGCCGGCGGCATGGCTTTCGGGCTGGGCCGCAAGCGAGGCACCGCGGGGGTATGAGGCGTTGGTGCGGGCAGCCTATCTGGCGAATCCGATTGCGCAACGCGCGGTGCGGATTGTTGCCGAGGGGGCGGCGGGGGCGCCGGTTCTGAGCCAGCCTTCGGGGCATCCGGCGTTGCGGTTGCTGGGCGGCGGTAGCTATGGCGACAGCCGCACAGGGCCAGCGTTGGTCGAGACGATTGCGGCAAATTTGATGCTGCACGGCAATGCTTTTATCGAGGTTGGCCTGGGGCCGGACGGGTTGCCGGCGGCGTTGTATGCCTTGCGTCCCGAGCGGGTGACGGTCGAGGCCGATAGTTCGGGGTGGCCGGTCGGGTTTCTGTACCGTGCCGGCGAGACGGTCACGCGCTATCCGGCGATGACGGTGGGCGATCACGCCGGGCTGCTGCACATTCGCAGCTTTCATCCGCTCGATGACCATTACGGACTGGGGTGTTTGGGGGCTTCGGCGGGGGCGGTCGAGACGCACAATGCCGCGAGCCGGTGGAACAAGGCGTTGCTTGACAATGCGGCGCGGCCTTCGGGCGCGCTGGTCTATGCGCCGGGCGATGGTTCGACGCTTTCCACCGAGGGGTTCGACCGGTTGAAGGCCGAGATGGAGGCGGGTTTTGCCGGCGCGGCGAATGCCGGGCGACCGATGCTGCTCGAGGGCGGGCTGAGTTGGCAGGCGATGAGTCTGACGCCCGCCGAAATGGATTTCGGGCGCGCGCGCGATACCGCGAGCCGTGAAATCGCGCTGGCGTTTGGGGTGCCGCCGATGCTGCTCGGGCTGCCGGGCGACAATAGCTATGCCAATTATGCCGAGGCGAATGTCGCGCTGTGGCGGCTGACCTTGCTGCCGCTGACGACGCGGATTTTGACGGCAATTGCCGAACATTTGCATGATTGGTGGCCCGGGCTTGCGCTGCGCGTCGACCGCGATGCGATTCCGGCGCTGTCGGTCGATCGCGAGCGGTTATGGGCACAAGTCGCGAGCGCGGGATTTCTGTCGGATGACGAGAAGCGCGCGTTGCTCGGGTTGGCCAGTGCCAAAAGCGGCGGTGCAGCATGAGCGAGGCATTGAAGCAGCGCGGACGGGTGACGCCGATGCTTTCGGGGCTGCTGGCGCAGGCCGAAGGCGAGGGTGCCGATATGGTTACACTGCGCGCATTGATCGAGGAGGCGAGCGAGATTGGCGCGACCCGCGCGCTGGCCGCCATCGGCTTGCACGATATTGGCGCCGGGACCGACATTCTTGAGCTGCGGCAGCTGGTGCAGGGGTGGCGCGATGCCAAGCGTGCGGCGGTGCATACGCTGGCGGTGTGGTTGGCGCGCGCGGTGGTCGCGGTGCTGCTCGTCGGGCTGGCGGTGAAGACCGGATATATGCGCGTTTGAGGTCGGCGCGGGTCGTATTTGGTTAGCGGCTGGTCGCGATATCGACCGGTCGCACCCACCCCCGACCCCTTCCTGGGAGGGAGGGGACCAGCACAATTAAGGAAATTGCGATGAGCAATCTGACGCGGCTGGCGGGCTATGCCAGCGTATTTGGTGTGCCCGATCATGGCGGCGATGTTGTGGTTGCCGGGGCGTTTGCGCGCGCGGTGGCGGGCACGGTGACGATTCCATTGTTATGGCAGCATGAGGCCAACGAACCGATCGGGTTTATCGAGAAATTATCCGAGGATGCGCGCGGGCTGCGGGTGATTGCCAGCGTGGTGACCGACAGCGCGCGGGGTGGCGATGCGGCGGCGTTGTTGCGCGCGGGAGCGCTGACCGGGCTGTCGTTTGGCTATCGCGTCCGTGCCAGCCGCCCCGACCGGGTGCGCGGGGTGCGTGAATTGACCGATCTCGACCTGCTGGAAGTGTCGTTGGTGACGTTTCCGATGCAGCCGCTGGCGCGTGTGGTGGCGCTGGCTGGTGAATGAAGCACTGCAAGTTTTCAAAGTTTCCCAAGGAGAGCATGACCATGACCTATGAAACAAAGGCCGACGCACTCGAAGCCAGCTTCGAGACGGTGGCGGTGCAGGGTGCCGATCTGGCACCTGAAGTAGCGGCGCTGCGTGGTGAAGTGGCGCGTTTGGCGCAACGCTTTGCGACGCGTCCGGCGCTTGCCGGCGCCAAGGCCGACGCCGATCCGGCGCGCGGCGTGTTCGCCGAACGCTATCTGCGCAAGGGGCTCGACACCGGCCCCGAAATCAAGTCGCTGACCATCGCAACCGATGCCGGCGGCGGCTATGCGGTGCCGCGCGAGATCGACGCGTTGATCGATGTGACGTTGAAAGCGGTGTCGCCGATCCGTTCGATTGCCACCGTTGTCAGCATCGGCAGCGCCAATTACCGCAAGCTGATCGCCGTTGGCGGTGTGGCGAGCGGCTGGGTTGCCGAAACCGCCGGGCGTCCCGAGACGGGTACCGAGACGTTCGTTGAAATTGCGCCGCCGATGGGCGAGCTTTACGCCAATCCGGCGGCCAGCCAGGCGATGCTCGACGACGCAATGTTCGATGTCGAAAGCTGGCTGGCTGGCGAGATCGGCAGCGAGTTTGCGCGCGCCGAAAGCGTGGCGTTTGTCAGCGGCAATGGCATCAACCGCCCCAAGGGCTTTTTGAGCTATGCCACGGCGGTCACCGATGACAGCACGCGCCCGTTTGGCACATTGCAATATGTCGCTTCGGGCGCTGCGGGTGGGTTCGCCGCGTCGAACCCGCAGGACAAGCTGATCGACCTTGTCCATGCACTGCGCGCGCCATATCGCCAGGGTGCCAATTGGGTGATGAACGCTTCAACTTTGGCGAAGGTTCGCAAGATGAAGGATGGACAGGGCCAGTTCCTGTGGGCGCCCTCGATGTCGGCCGATATGCCGGCGACGTTGCTCGGCTATCCGGTGATTGAGTCCGAAGCGATGCCCGATGTGGCGGTCGACAGCCTGTCGATTGCCTTTGGCAATTTCGCCGCGGGCTATTTGATCGCCGAGCGCAGCAATACGGCGGTGCTGCGTGATCCGTATTCGAACAAGCCGTTCGTGCATTTCTACGCGACGCGGCGTGTCGGCGGCGCGGTGGTCAATGCCGAAGCGATCAAGCTGATGAAATTCGCCGTCGTCTAACCCAAAAGGTTTGCGATTGACGAAGCGCCGCGCGCGTCGCCCCCAGCGCGCGCGGCGTCACTTTTGGATCAACTTGAAGGAATTCCGCGATGACGATTACCGCCGCGAATGTCGAGGCAAATGGTTGGGTGCTGGCGTTGACGCTGAGCGCGACGCCGGGCAGTTTTGCCAGTTATGATCTGACCCCGGACGCGACGCCTAAGCTGGCGTTGGCGAGCGTGCACGCAGGATTCTCGCCGGTCGCGGGCGTTGCGGTGGCCGATTTCAAGACCCGCGCGCTGGTTGGCACGCGGCCGCTGCGCAAGCCGGCGGCGGTTATCGGTGTGACGTTGCAGCCCGCGGTGATTGATGAAACCGATATGGGTGGCGGGCAGATTGTCGTGCGGATTGCACTGTCCGAATTCATTTACGCGAGCGATTCTGCGCTGCAACTGGTGGCGATTGCGGGCTGGCGCAGCGGCGAAGGTGCGCAGGTGATCGCGGTGACCAACGGTTCGTCGCTGGCGGTGCCGGTGCCGATTCTCCGCTGGATCGATGTGCCGTACCAGCGCAACACCAATGGCCAGATCAAGCTCAGTTTGATGGCTTTTTCACACCATCCCAAAGGCTTGGCGCCGGTGGCGGCGGTGCGCTTCACAGTTACCGATGGCACCAATGTCAAGACCGGCTGGACGACGGCACTCGCGACATCGGCGACCTATGGTGACACCACGCGGGCCTATGAATTGATGATCGATGTGACTGGTGCGCCGGCGTTGACGGCCGGATTGTTGCGGTGTGACGCCGAAGTCTATCCGTGGATCGGCGCGATGCGGCCGACCGATGGTGCGGGCACGAAATCGATGACGGCGCTGGGGACCGAGGCGTTCAAAACCGCTGCGGCATCACCGTTTGTTGTGGCCTATGATCCCGCCGGTACGCGCTATGCACCGGCGTTTGTGGCGATTGATCCGGCGGGTTCGGGGTCGGCTGCGGCGGTGACGGTCGGCACGAGCTGGGCAGCAGCGAAGGCCGGGACGCGCGCCAGCACGCTTTCGGTGGCGATGCTGGCGGGATATCTCGCCAATCGCAGCCTTGCCGCGGCGAACGGCCAGCCGGCAAAGTCGCGCTCGGTTGACGGTATGACGTTCGGGTTTGTTGCGGGGACACACGCGGGGCCGGGCAATACGTCGATCACCAGCGGCATCACTGCCGACGAATGCTGGCCCAATGTTATCGGCGATCCGAACGAAGCTGACCCGCGCAGCGCCTGTATCCTGCAAACTGCGGCGGCGGCCATCGCGCCGCGCATTGCGCGCTGGCGGATCGCCAATCTGACGTTGCAAGTCGGGGTCAACGGATTGGTGCTCAGCGCGCCGACCTATTGGTGGTTCGACAATGCGACGATTGAAGGCAAGGCGGGGTCGCAGACCGCGAGCACGTCGATCACATCGGTGACTCCGGCGACGGGCTATGCCAGCCTTTACGCGACGCGCAGCCGTTTCTGGAAATATGGCGTAAGTTGGAAATATAACGGTTCCGGTTACCGGCCGGCGTTGATCCGCGGCTGCGAGACGACGCGGCGCATGGAGGCGCTGGCGATTGTTTCTAACCGCTGGATCGAGCATCTTGACGCGGCGATCAGCCCCGCGAGTGCCGACCAATGCACTGCGGGCTGGAGCGCCGGCGGGGTGCTAACCGACCTTGGCGCGGCGGAAGATTTCATGGTTGTCAACAACGACTTCCGCAGCAGCAACCAAAAGATCTGGGTGCCGTCGAAGGCCAGTGCGGCGGTGGCGGGAACGACGATGACGAGCGTTCGGCGCCAGGTGCTCGCGAATAATTTGTGCGAGCGCAAGACGACGGTGACCGGCGCCAATTTCTGGTCGTGCGGCGAGAACGAAACCGTCGAGATTTCGTACAATATTCTTGAAGGCAACACTTGCATCGGCGACCGCGCGACATTCGGCTTCAACGACCCCGATGTTGCGACACTCGCCGAAACCGACACCAAGAATAACATCGCTTATGGCAACCGGATCGCCAATATGGCGGGAGATTTCACCGCGCAAAAGGGTGATGATTTCGACGATGTCGATTCGAAGAATCTGCGTGGCGGTACGCACGGGTATCGGCCGCAGGGGATTGGTTGCTGGTCGATCCTTTATGGCGTCGGGTTCGAGGGCAATTACGACTTTTCGCGGCATGTCAGCGGCGGCGGCTGGCCGTTCCAATATTATGGGCGCAATTCGGCGCAATATGGCACGCCCAACGTCGGCAGCGACGACAAATATGCTGCCGATTATTCGGCGTATGGCACGGGCGCCGGACAGGGCAATTACAAGCCTGTCGCGGGGTCGCCGCTGCTCGGGCGCGGGCGCAACAGCAACAGCGACCGCGATGTGTTCGGCAATGGGCGCAGCGTGCCTTTTTCGGCGGGCGCGGTGGACGGCGAGACGGGGACCTCGAACCTGGTGCCAGCGAACGCGGTCAGCGCGAGCCGCGCGGCGGTCGCCCCGGTGGGTTGGAGTGCGACGTTGCAGGCCGCCAGTGCGCGGCACCCGTCGATTGCGCTTTCGAGCGTTATTGGTTGGTTCGCAGCGCTGACGCCGGCTTCGGCCGGTTCGGCGATGTGGGCAGCGGATGCAGCGACGGGCTGGGCGGGTGCGCTGACGCCTGATGCGGCACTGCACGCGCAGTTTGCGTCGGCATCGGCGGTCGAAACCGGCGAGGCTGTAGCCGTCACGCTCGATCCGGCAGCGGCGTTGCACGCACTGAGTGACAGCGGGCCGGTGCTGATCCCTGAATCGATTGCCGCGATTGTTCGCACGCTGATTGTCAGCGGTGAGTTGCGCATTGTTTTCGTGCCGGCGGGCTGAGGCCGCGTCGGACAACGCCAGTTTACCACCCCCCAAACAGGAGACTAAGATGGGCAAATTCGCCAATAATGATGTGCTGGACGGCGCATTGAACATTGTCGCGGGTGCGACGCGGATGGTTGCGGTCAGCGGCCAGCCGGCCAGCTTTTCCGCCGCCGACGCCGGCAAATTGGCCGAGGCGACGCTTTCGGGCGGCGATTTCGCACTAGCGGCCGGTGACATTTCGGGCCGTAAGGTCAGCATTGCCGCCAAAAATGGCCTGAGCGTGATTGCGGCCGGAACTGCCGATCATATCGCGCTGCTCGATCCCGCCACTTCGAAACTGCTTTATGTCACGACGTGTCCGGCGCAGGCGCTGGTGACGGGCGGCACGGTGAGCATCGCTGCCTGGTCGGTCGAAGTCGGCGCACCGGTCTGAGTTCGCGCAACGCCGGCGAACCATCACGGTTCGCCGGCGTGACATTCCCCGGGTTGTAGGCCCGGTCATTTCATTCCGGGAGAACCAGCATGGGGATTTTTCTCAAGGATCCTGCTGCCTCGCTCGACTATTCGGTCGATTGGGCGGCGGGCTATCTTGGCGGCCAGACGATCACGGCGAGCAATTGGACGGTGTCGCCGATCGAGGCCGGCGGGGTCAGCCTGTTGGCGACCTCCAGCAGCCCGACGCGATCGAGTGCAACTTTGGCGGGCGGGATTGCCGGGCATGTCTATCGGATCAGCAATTTTGTGACGCTGTCGGACGCGCGTTCGGACGAACGCCAGCTGACGGTGCGCGTGGAGCAACGATGATGAGCACGACCCAAACCGCACCGATGGCCGATGCGCCGGTCAATCTCGACGAGGTCAAGGACTTTCTGCGGATTGATGGCAGCGCCGAGGATGCACTGCTCGCGGCGCTGGTGCGGACGGCGAGCGAGCTGGCCGAGGCGTTCACCGGACAGAAATTGATCGCGCGTGATTTTGTCGAGCGGCTGCGCGCGGTTTCGACCTGGACGCGGCTGGCGGCGACGCCGGTGGTCAGCATCGACGCGGTCGAAGGCGACAATGGCGCACTGGCGGGCACGGCGTACGAGATCGATATCGACGCGGCGGGCGATGGCTGGGTGCGGGTGACCGAACCCGATGGTCGCTATGTGTCGGTGCGCAGCCGCGCCGGCATGGCAGCCGATTGGAACGGCATTCCCGAAGCGCTGCGGCTGGGGATCATCCGGCTCGCGGCGCATCTCTATACGCATCGCGACCGCGAGGATGTCGGCGGCGTGCCGACTGCGGTCGTGGCGCTGTGGCGACCGTGGCGCCGGATGCGGCTTTAGGAGAGCGAGCATGGCCGAGGAATTCAGTGGCCGCCTGCGCGAGCAGGTGGTGATCGAACGCGCACAGAATGTGCCGGACGATGCCGGCAATCGCACGGCGACCTGGGCGGTGCTGGCGCGCGGCTGGGCGGCACTGGTGCCGATTGACCGCGCGCCGTCGTTGGTGGGCGAGGGTCGGGTCGCGCTGGCGGCGTTCGAGGTGACGATGCGCGATGTTGGCGCGGCGCATCCGGGTGACCGGCTGGGCTGGTGCGGTCGGACCTTTCGCATTGTGCGGCTGGGGCGTGATCCGCGTGTGGCCGGTCAAATGACGCTTGAAATCGAGGAGGTGGCAGCATGATGGCAAGCCGGATGGTTGCGCAGCTTGCAACGCGCGGCGCGGCGCTGGCTGAAAGCGCAGTGGCAAAGCTCGCGGCGGCGTTGGTGACGGTCGCCGAAGCTGAACTTCCCGGTGTGGCGGCGACGCGCGATGATATCGGCGTGGTGCTCCACGGGCGTGGCTTGCGGGCGCGGGCGCTGGGAACGCGCAAGCATGGGCCTGATCCGCGTGTGGCGGGGTTGGTGGCGTTGGTGCGCGGTTCGCAGGTGACGCGGTGAGCGGTGCCAGCCTGGCGGTGCAGAAAGCGCTGGTAGCGGCGTTGCGCGCAGAACCGACGCTAACCAATACGGTGAGTGGTGTATTTGATTCGGTGCCAGTCGATGCGGCATTGCCGTATGTGACGCTGGGCGCGGATATCGCCAGCGACGCGGGGAGCAAGACAGGTTCGGGGCGCGAGCATCGTGTGACGATCAATGTCTGGGATGCTGGTGACGGTGTCGCCAACGTCAAGGCATTGCTTGCGATGGTTGAAGCGGCGGTGTTGCGACTGGGCGGCGAGCAAGACGGGCATCAGATTGTCAGCGCATTGATTATTCGCAGTTTTGTGACGCGGAATCCCGATGGTGCGTCGCAGGGCGTCGCCGAGTTCCGGATCCGCAGCCAGCAACTTTGAGGGAGAATGACATGGGTATCGAAAAAGGCAGCGCGTTTTTGCTCAAGGTTGGCGATGGGGCCGATCCGGTGGTCTACACAACGATTGCCGGGTTGCGGACGACGCAGATGTCGATCAACGCCGAAACCGTTGTGGTTACCAACAAGGGGTCGGGTGGCTGGCGCGAATTGCTATCGGGCGCCGGCGTGCGTTCGGTTTCGCTGTCGGGTGCCGGGGTGTTCAGCGGCACCGGCGCCGAGGCGCGGATCAAGGCAAGCGCGCTGGCGGGGACGCTCGATGACTATGAGGTGAGTTTCGAAAGCGGCGAGCGGCTGCGCGGGCAGTTTCTGCTGACGCGGCTCGATTACGCCGGCGATTTCAACGGCGAGCGTTCGTATACGCTGGCGCTCGAATCCTCGGGCCTGGTCGATGTCGCGTGAGTGCCAATCCGTATCGCGGCGAGGCCAGCATCGATGTTGGCGGCGCAGCATTGGTGTTGCGCCCGAGTTTTGCGGCGCTGGTCGCGGCCGAGGCCGAACTGGGGCCGTTATTTGCGCTCGTCGAGCGTGCGGCGGCGGGGCAGCTCGGTCTGGCCGAGCTTGCGAGCCTGTTCTGGCATTGCATCGATGCGCGGCCCGAAGGGCTGACGCGCGAGCGCCTTGGCGAGGCACTCGTTGAACATGGGCTGGCGACGGTGACGCCGGCGTTGCGACTGCTGTTGGGGCAGGTGCTGCAGGGGCGATGAGCGACGCGACATTTGGCGCGGCGGCGGTGCGCGCGGCGCATCTCGCGGGCGCTTTGCTGGGCTGGACGCCGGGCGTGTTCTGGGACGCGACGCCGGCAGAATTACGCACCGCGCTCGGGCTTGATGTCGAGGCGGGCGCGGTGCTCGACCGTGGGGCGCTCGAACGATTGATGGAGGCATTTCCCGATGGATGAACTCGATACTTTGGTGGTGCGCGTGCGCGCCGATACCGCAGGGTTTGCGCGCGATGTCGGTGACATGCGCGGCCAGCTTGAGGGGCCGCTGGCGGGTGGGGTCGACAGCGCCGGGCGGGCGATTGAAACCGCGCTGGCGCGCGCGGCGCGCACCGGAAAATTGGGGTTTGAGGATCTGCGCAAGGTGGCGTTGGCGACGCTCGGCGATATTGCCTCGCAGGCGGTGCGCAGCAATTTGTCGAGCCTGTTTGGTGGTAGCGGTGGTGGCGGGTTGATTTCGTCGCTGGGTGGGGCAGTTGCCGGGCTGTTCGGGCTGCCGGGGCGCGCCACGGGTGGGCCGGTGACGGGCGGGCGGCCATATATGGTCGGCGAGCGCGGGCCGGAATTGTTTGTGCCGGGCGGCAGCGGGCAGATTGTTGCGGGCAGCGGGGCGCGCGGCGCGGTCAATGTCACGGTCAATGTCGCGGCGCCGCGCGATGCCGGGCCGGCGTTTATGGCGCGCACCGGCAGCCAGGTGGCGCGCGCGGTGCGCGGTGCGCTCGACCGGGCTGACCGGTAATGGCGTATTGGCTGGCGAGCGACGCCGATTGTTTGCGCCATGACTGGATCAAGCGGTTCGATCCGCGGTTCTGGAGCGTCAATTTTCCGCGGCCGATGATGGCGGCGCTGACGACGCCAGCGGCGGATGCGCTGTGCGTCGATCTGGCGTTTTTGAAGACCAATGATCTGGCGGGGCTGATCTGGGAATCGGCCGACCGCTTCGATCATCCGCTGCTGCGCTACGCGACGGCGCGCGATTACCGCGGCACGGTGCTGCGGTTTCGCTGGCAGGGCGATACTGGGGTGATGGCGCTCGATGCCGTCAACGGCCCGGTGCTGACGATCGAGGGGCGCGACGAAGCTGGCAATCCGCGCGGCTGGTATGTGCGACTGTGGAATTATGCGGTGGGGACGCCGCAGGACGCGCAAATTGTGCTCGATTTCGATGCGCTGGCGGGCGGGTTCATGCATCCGGGCGAAGCCGATCCGGTGTGGGCGGGTGACATCGACCGGATGTTCATTTCGCTGGTGCCGGCGGGGTATGACGGCGTTGATGCGCCGCTGGCGGCCGGGGTTGCGGCGGTGGTGACGCTGTCCGAAATGCGGAGCGACGGGCGCAGTTCGACGTTGGCGATTGGTGACAGTTTCGTGCCGCTGCATGGTGTGCGGATCGCGAGCGGCTATGACGA